TAATCTTACATCATTGTAAGTACTGATATAAGATGTCAAATATACTTGAAGTGCAGTTGCTGGATTTTCAAGAATAATATTTTGAGTTACATAAATGAATTTGTTTGGATCTTCACTAATAGTATTAACTTGCAAATTAGTTGCATAATTTGTGACAGGTCTATTAGTTCTGTTTGAAGTGTATACCATGGCAACACTATTCAGATCCACTGTTGGACTCAATCTAGAATCTCCACTTGCAAGATTTAAATCAAAGGTGAAAGATTTATTTCCTGGAAGGGCTGTTAAGTGAGTGTTTTCGTTAACTTGTGATGCAACCATTCTTACAGATTCAAAGTAATTTTCTTGATTCAATACAACTGATTGGAATCCTTTGTCTACAAATGCAATTCCAGAAGAACTATTTCCATCAACACTGGCACCAGAAATGGTTCTCACAGAAGCTTCTAAAGTAACACCTGTTGGAGTTGTTGTTCTTACATTAGGAATAATCAAACTGAATGGTAAATTGTATGTTCCTCTAACATTTGGTCCTCCAGCAGTTTTCTTCGTATTAAAATGAAGTTCTGGAAGTGATGTTTGAGATAGGGATCTGTCTACACCATTAGAAGACATGTCAATATTTACATAATAAGAATCTAAAGCAATTGGGTTAGAGACTGTTACATTATTAAAATTGTGATTTGTATTAATTCTTCTGAGTGAAACTCCATTCAATTCATATTTGTAAACCAGATCTTCAAATGCATGATTTTGAACAAGACTATTATCAATTCCTCTTGTAATGCCAGTCAGTGAAGTTGCATCTACTCCAGTATAAGAAATGATTTCATTGCCAATTTTCGCATAACCTGGATTTGTTGCTCCAACACCAATATTTTCAAAAGTTCCAAAAATAGATGTATTTGCAATAGAAATTGAACCTGTAGCGCTATTGTTATATGCACTAGACAGTGATGTTGGAGACAGATCTGAGTTTATTCCCTGCAGTGTTACAACATCTTCCACTGTATACATTCCATGATTTCTTTGGAATATTCTCATGTGAGTTCCATCTGTGGTAACTCTGATTGGACTTTCTGGAATAACATCCCCACCAACACTGTAATTCAGAGTTGTTGTAACACCACTGCTATTGGTGTACTTTAAGTACTGTCCAGCAGATGTTCCAAATCTTCCTTGAACCTCATTAAGAATCAGTTCATTATTTCCAGTTATTTGAGATAAAGATAATCTCATTCCACTTCCAAGAGAGAGATTTCCAATGGAAATTGGAGTCAGTACATCTCCAACTGCATAACCATTTCCACCATTGACAATGGTTGCACCAATAGCAATTCCATTGTTAATAGCAATATTTGCAGTAGCATTAATGCCATTACCAGTTACACTTGTGAGTGCAACACCAGTAAAGACATAATATCCTGCTCCTGGTGTATAACCAATACCAACACCAGTTACATTCATTGTCCCTGTAGCAGATCCACCATAACCAACTAATGTTCCAGTAGCATCAGTTCCCTGCTGAAGAACTGTATTGCCAAATGTCAATCCAGAATCTTGAACAGTTGTGCCAAGTCCAACTCTGATATCTCTTGGATATAGATCAATTCCATTTGGTGTAATCGCTTCCAGATTTGTTGGAAGTTTTGGATTAAAGAATTGAATTGATCCACTAGGAACAAATTCTGCTCTATACAGAGTGAATTTGAGGTCTTCATATTGGCTTGGTGTCCAAACAGAAGCATTTTGTGACTTGAATAAGGAACCAAGTATTGGTTGAGAAGAAACTAAGACTTGTCCAGATTCTGCACCTAAAGTGCTTACATCAACTTCACCAAGTCTAGAGATCCAAACTCTATACTCTGTTGAGTGTGAAAGAAGAACTAAAGCATATTCTTTATTAGGTGCAAGATATACTGGAGATTCAAATGTAATCTTAGTTGGAACAGATGCATCTTCTGATGTAGAAATTTTACTTGGAGAGACATCAACTTCAGAATATGGAAGAATTCTAGTTGTTGGTGTTCCAAGTTCAGTTTCACGAAGTTGAACAGTTACTGGAAGTGTGTCATCTTTTGCTGAGAAATAAACCTCTACAGATGTCATATAAACACCAGTCGTATCATCAATAAAGAATGTTTGAGCTAATGGGTCAATTCTTCTAGGTGGTGGTGGAGGTGGAATTGTTCCTGCCTGGAAGCGTGATTGAGTTTGGAAGGTTGCATTATCACCAACAGTCACCGATTCAGTTAATGTATTAGATTGTTCAACCCTTGCATTTCTTAAAGAAAGAGTAGTTTCTTGTACAGTATCAAGAGTTCCTTGTGAATAGAAAATTTCTTCTGCAGATGTTGTAGTTTGTCCTGCAATCTGAGTATTAATTGGACTACTTGTCAATCTGAATGTTGTTCTTCCAGTTTCAAATGTTGGATTTGAAATGTTAGTGGAATCAGGAACTCTGTATGATCCAATAACTGTTCCAAGTCTATCAGATACAAGTCTGACATTTGTTACTGTTGCTTGTGCTCCACTACTTTGACCTCTCAGAATCATTCCACCAGACAAGTAACCTGAGAACTGAGGAGAATCCTCATCAGCAAGACTGAATGTATCAATATTCAGAACTGTTGAAGTTTGAGAGTATGTAGATGGTAAAGTATTATTTCTATCATATGGATTGAAGTCAAAAATATCTGTGGGGTTATTATATGGACCATATTTGTGATTTGCTGTAGCAACTCTAAATGAAATTGATGGAAGTCCACTATTAATTATTTCAACAGAAGAATCTCCCATTGTTCCTTGAACAGTTTCACCAACTTGGAAAGTTCCAGAAACCATTTCAATTTCAACCAACTTACTCATACAGAAGCTGTTGACATCAACATTATCAAAGAATGAATACAGTCTTGTAAATGGTTTTAACTTGGTTGCAGTAAATTGAATATTACGAGATCTCATGAAGTGAATGATACTTCTATTCACTACTCTATCACCAAGAGATGATGTATCAATAGTCTCATTGATTATTTGTTGGATCCCTGTTCTTTGTTGGCTTAAGTTAATTCCAGCACTACCAGTGGTATTAACTGTAACTTCAGATCCATTTCTATTGGCATTTTGAGAAAGAGATAAGTTTACATCAACTCCAGTAGTTTCCCAAGAACCCCAAACAACAGGTGTTACACCTTGTCTCAGACCATCAACTTCAGAGAAAGACTCAACTCCTAACATTTCAACAATTGAGTTAAATGTTCCCTCTTGAAGAATGTCACGAGGTTCCATTCTATTGACATCAATCCAAACATCAACAGTTGGTTCCAGTGCTATTGATCCAGAATAGAAAGTGATAAGGTATGGAGTTACACTTTCAGATCTTGTAGCAAATGGTTGTCTCAACCACTCTGATTCAGAATAGTCAAGAGTTATGACTTGACCACTTCTCTTTACATTTGAACCCAGAACATCAGCAAATCTAGAATCTTGGTTTGTTAATGAAGTTGTTCCAATTCCAGAAATAGTAGTATTACCAACTTGCATATTAATAGCAGTTGTGTAATGTGCTGGTCTTAGAACTTTATTTTTGACATCAACACTATTTCTTACACCTATCTTTGGATCTTGTGGTGCAGTTGTAGAGAAATTGTCTACAAAAATACCAGACTTAAATCTATTCAAACCATTTGCATCTGCTATGAAAAAATTAAGTGTATCTGTTTCAGTTGAATTGAGCTGCGTATAGAACTCAAGATTCTTGATTCTCTGTTCAAGACTTGAGATGTCTACCATCTGATATCTCTTGTGCTCAATAAATGACACTTTTGCGTCAGATGTGCTATAAAGATATGCTGGGAGATATATGTTGGCAATATTTAAAGAGCCACTTACCTCATCTGGTAATTGCGGAGAATCAGAGGGAACTCCATACTTTACGGTGAAATTGCCATCTTTATCAAGATAAATTCTATCAGCTCTTGGAAGGTAATAATTATAACTTACACTAATGGATTCATCAGATGCAAGAATGTGTTTTGAACTGTGTTTCCCATTTGCAAATGATCTTCCATAAAATTCAAATGGAGATTTTGCACCAGCAGCAACAGTGTACTCATTAACTCTTGGTCTTGCATCAACAATATCAGTATTTCTTACTTCATTAACTGAGCTAATTTCAGTACCATAGTCAAAATCATTATATGAATTGACTAATGTAATATCACCAGTATCTGAAGATTGATAATATCCATTATCAAAATAAACTATTAATTTTCTTGATGGAGTTGGTGCTCCATTTTTTCTTATAATTCTAGAAATATCATATATGGTATTTCTCTGTCCATTAGACAAGTTGAAATTAGAGGTAATATTTTTGCTTCCGATTGAAATACCAGAAGCAATGGCAGAAACACCAGAATTCTTAAATCTAATTACTTCTCCATTTTGGAATACAGTGTTGTTCTTATAGATGAATCTAATAGAATTATCATTTACTCTTACAATATAAGTTGCTTTTGCACCACTAATTGTTCCAACAATCTCCTCACCAATAATTAAGTCGTTTGTGGTTGCTGAAGGTCCATCCATTGAACCTGTGACCAATGATGGGGAAGAGGGATCAGAAGAATCTTCTGATTCAAAAATTCCATGGATTTTAATTACATCTGGAACATTCAAAGAAATAACAGGATCCTGAATTCTTGTCCCAAATGCATAATCTCCATAAGTAAGTCCATCATTCAAAGTTGTTGAACCAGTTCCAGAAGCTGATACTGAAGACTTATTGATGATTAAGCTATTTGCAACAAACTTTTTCTTAGATTTAGCACTAATAGAACTCTTTCTTAAAGTAGCAATTACAACTGTTCCAGAATCATTAGATCCAAGACCATTGATTATTAATTGAGTTGATCCTACAGTAAATGCAAATTTGTCTGATGACAATTCTTCTGTTGAACCATCAGAACGAATTACAGTATATCTTTCTTCATCAAATGGCAAGAATACTTCATTAGTTCCTGCAGTTAATGTTGCAGTAGACCCATCAGCAATAGTTGTACTAAACTGTTTTCTGATTATGAGATTAGTAGCAGTTAAATCTACTGAAGAAATATTATTTTTGGGGAATCTACTGTACAGAGTGGCATTGGATGCTGCATTTCCACTGCCTACAGTATTTTTATATTTTGATTCTACAATTGATAAATCTGTTACTTCTGTTGAAGATGTTGGGAGAGTTCCAATTCTATATCCAGAAACATTTTCAACTGCTTCAATTTTTAAGAAAGTGTCATTGACTTGAGCAACTCTAGCAAAAGATGGTAATGCATTTGTAGGAATTGAATATTGAACAATTCCACCTGTAGTAACAATGCCCTGGAAGTTTGTAGATGGGGCAGTTACTGTTGAAAATCCACCACTAGCAGCAGAAATTGATGCAATACCAACAGAAAATGCTAAGGTTTGAACTAAATCTGCACTAAATGTTGTTCCACCACCAACAATTCCATAAACAGATTTTACATCTGATAAACTATTACTTGTATAATTTGTTATTGTTCTTGCATTGGAATCTACTCCATCAAATGTTACTTTTTCTCCAATAAAGAACTCACCTTGAACATCATATGCAGTTAGAGCGGTTCCGGCACTTACATCATATCTTAAAAATGCACTTGCACCACTTGATTGACCTCTAACAAAGGTTGGAGTGGTTAAAGATATGGGTTCATTGATCGTTAAATCTGTATATGTTTGTACATCAAACAGAGAAAGATCCCATTGATTAGTATCAGGATATGTTGTCTCATAAGATCCAGACTCTAATACAAAATCATATATTCTTGCAACCCCAATTTCAATTCCTGCCTGTGCTGTCTGAGCTGAACCCACTCTTTGTGATCTAAGACTGAGAGTGTTAGGTGTATTGAAACCTATAGTGGGTGAACCATAAACTCTATTGACAGTAATAGATGGACCAAAACCAAAATTAATTGCTTGATTTTCTATAAGATTGGTCGTTCTTGGTTTCTTAGCACTTATTAGGGTTGTTGATCTCTTTTCAACTTCATAACCTCTCACATATGCCTTACCAGGAGAGATCTTATAAATCGCTAAATCATCACTTGGAGTCAATCCATCATCAGTAGTTTGATTCTCATTATAAATTCCTCTATTTCCTTGCCCATTATTTAAACTTTCTCTAACAGTTGTGAGAAATTCAGTGACATAATAATGTCCAGACTCATCAAAAGTTCTTCTAGCTAATTCTTCTTCTAAAAGATTATAATCAGTCCTGCTTACAAGGTCTCTTACTACACCATTTTTAATTTCTGCAAGTTGCACAAAGTTTTGATCATTGGTATCAGTGATCAATTTCTTTGCTAAAGTGGCTTGAATCTTTAATCTATCTGCACCAGGTGCAGAAAAATTATTATAACCCTGAGCATTATCATTTAATGATGGGTCAATATCAGATGAAATTATCTGCTCACTTACATTTAAACCAACTCTATAGCTTGGAGTATTGCTGTATTGATCTAAAATAATTAAGTCTGATTCAACGTCAACAAAATATCCTCTCAGGAAGTATACTCCCTGATTGATCGCAAATGCTGAAGCTGTAGCAGATGCATTTGTTGAAATAGTTCTTGCAAAACCTTCTCCTGAAGTTATAAAAGTAGTGGAGAAAGAAATATTTTCATTGACAAGAAGAACTTCATTATCTAAAAATTGCTCAGTTGCTAAGTCTGTAGTACTGGACTCAAAATAATCAACATATAATGTATAATTCCCTCTTTCAGACTCTTGGTTTGTAATATAAGTTACAACTTTTGCCGTAATTCCAGATACTTCACCAGTAATTGTCTTTCCTATCAGTTGGTCTAAGTATAAAGAAATTGGTAAGCCAAGAAACTCTGATTCAACTTGAATCGCATAAAATGGATTAAGTAAGGTCACTCCACCAGGAATTACTTGAGCTCCCTCTTTAAAAAGATGATTGCCAACATCTTCAACTTGATTTTGAAGAATTGATTGAAGAGTTGTTAATTCTCTTGCCTGAACTGGATATCCTGGTTTAAATAAGACTTTATAATAGTTACTCTGTGGGTCAAAATCATCAAAATAAGGAGCAACGTTGAGGTTAGTTTCCTGGGGCATGATTTCTTAGAATTGCAAGATAATTTTTACGTCTTCTTTTTGGGCAGAAGACCTTGTTACTGAAGGTCTGTTATCTAGATATATGATATTTCCGGAATACTTTTGTACTTCAGGTTGAGAAACACCATTTTCAAAATTTTGACCAAGATAATATGTCCTACTATTTATTACTGTTGAGACACCTTGAAAACTGGTCTGAATTGCTAAATTAACACTTCCCCCAATGATTGAAAAACTTCCACCAGAATTAATATCTGCTGTAAATCTATTCAAATTGAATCCATAAGTAGGATTAGTATTTTTTGTTCCATCATAATTGAATCCTGCAAGTGAATTGTCTTGCCAATATTTCAAAACACCAGTATTTTGGTCATATGAAACAACTCTTCCCACTGCTGTTGATCCTAATCCCACTGTTTGAGTGATATATGAATCTGCAGTAAAGGTAGCTTCACTGTAACCAACACCTGTCAATTTAAGTGCATATACACCGCTTGCTTTATCTAAGTTTAGATTTTGAGTTGAATCATATGCTTTTGGATTTTCAACTAAACCAAAAGCTGCAAATTCATTTCCAGTGATAAAATCTGGATTTTCTGTATCATTCTCAAATCTAGAATATGTTAAGACACTATATGCACCAAGTTCACTATAAATGTCTGCTCCATGTCCTCCTGGAGGAGGAATAATAACATCAAATATTGGTGCTGTGCTTCCAGCTGGAACACCACCTGCCACCAAATCGACAGTACCAAATGTATAACCAGAACCACCTTTAGAAATTGTTATACTTTCTACTTTAGAGTCATTGTTGATAACAATAGTTGCTTCAGCTCCTCTACCATCACCTAAAATAGGAACTCTGGTATATGTCTTATTTGGATTTCCTATTGCAACACCTCTATTCCT